GACATCAGCGGCGGCAGTATCATGCCGGTATTCAGCGGCGGATACGGCGCAAGAAACGCCACCGAAATCAAAAACCATATGTTGCCGCCCAATATCAGCAGCCAGCCGCTGATAATATTGCTGCGGTCGGACTTGTAGAGCATGGCCGCCCCCTGCGCCAGCGCGGCAAACAGCAGGATGCCGACCACCCATACTTCGGGCAGCGTCTTGAATTTATAGTAGATGGGATAGTCGTACAGCTTGTCTTGGTCGCACATAAAGACAACCGCGAAGCCCAACAGCCCGGCCGCGCTTAGGAACTCGACGATGCGCGTTGCCGTGCCGAACAACCACATTTGGAAGCGGAAAGGCAGAAACCGCCAGTCCAATATCCACTTTAAGTACATTACAGTCTTGCTCATGGGATTCCTCCGGTTTGGATAACAGAGCGCGCCGCCGATTACACGAAACGGCGGCGCGCATTTTCAGACGGCCTCAAGCCGCCGCATCTTCCTGCGGCAGTTCGCGGTACACCAATTCCGCGCCGGTAAAGGCGGTCGGCGTTTCGGACGGGGCAACGATTGCCTGCAACGCCCAGTCAATCACATCCTGACCGCGCGGCGGGGGCGATTTTATCTCAAATTCGGTCGAACCCATGCTGCGCTTGCCTCCTTCGTACACTTGTTGGCTGAAATAGCTGTCCAGCGTTACCTTGTAATATTGGTTGGTCAAATTCAAGTGTACGCCTGACACCGTATGAAACGACGCGGGCGCGCCGGTGTTGTCGTCGATAATATCGCAGGCGATACCTACAATGATTCGTTTTGCTTCTGCCATGATTTTTCCTTTCGATAGGCATTAAAAAACCCGCAAATGCGGGCAGAAAAAAGCCGTCTTTTCAGACGGCCTCAAATATTGGGTTTGTCGATTACGATAATCGGGTTGTGGCGGAGCAAATTCTCAAAATACAAATCTTCGCCCGCCCCGAAGAAATTATGCGGGAAGTTAATACCCGTATAGGCGTGGCACATTGACAAGCGTACGCGGCCTTCGTACAGCACGGCGGTGAAGTTGGCACGGCCACGGCTTTTGAAGTAGACACCGCTGTTGCCGTTGTACTCCGCCGATAAAACAAAACCGATACCGACCAGCTTGTCTGCGCCGACGTAAAAGCCCCCCTGTTCGGACAAAAAATCGTATATAGCCAAGCCGTTACTATCCTCCGGCGGCGGATGGGCAACAAGGCGGAAGGGAGCAGGCAGGCCGCCCATATCCGCCAGTTCCGGCCGGTGGCGCACCCGCATCAAATCCCAGCCGCTGTGATAAAGCAGGTTGCCGTCGGGACGGTAGATATTCAGACCGTAGCGGTCGGTTTGCGCGGCGCGGTCGGTGAGGCAATAGACATAAAAATCCTTTACCGTCGCCAACTCGCCCGACGTGTCGCCGCGCCAGTTGAACACCACCAGATACCAGCCATCTTCTCGCAGTTGCAGGAAATTGTCATTGGCGTTACTGACAAAGCAAGCGTCGTCGATTCTCGGGGTATAGCCCGCTATACCTCCCCAGCCACCGCCCGTCCATCCAGCATAAGTATAGGGCATCATTTTTCCATGCTCGACGAACACCTGGAACACCTGCTCGCGGCCGCCCAGACGGATTTCCCTGTACCATCCCGCCAGCTTACCTCCTGTTATGTAAGGTTCGGTGA